AGAGCTGTTCGCCTGACTGTGGTGCTCCCTGCTGCCCGTACCTGTAGTAAGCGTTCGGATCATTGGGACCAATCCACTGACGATTGCTGTCGTAGATCGGAAGATCTTCCAGCATGCCCGGATCCATCTGCGGAGGTTGACCCTCTTCGTAGTCGCCACTCATTGCACTGGCTCCCATCAAGAGAGGCATCCCGTACTTCATCAGTGTGTCCATGCCGCCCGGAGGTGGAGCCGTACCGGGTGCTGGCGTGCCTCCGGCAGGAGTAACAATCGGTGCTTCCGGAGGACCTGACATCGTAGTGCCGGGTTCACCGTAGCCCGGTGGAGGTGGTGCAGGCGGACCCATCTCACCCGGTGCCAGTCCTTCATCCAGACTCACGTTCGCTTGTGCGAGTGCACCCTCGGTGCCCTGCTTTGCGGCTTCACGTGCCATCATAGTTTCTGGCGACGCTTTTTGTGCAAGGATGCCACCCTCAGGAGGCGCTTCGAGCCCGAACATCTCCTGACCTTTGCCAGCGAGGTTCTCTACCGTCGGCTGCATCATCTGAGTCAGTGCGCCTGACATGGCACCTTCAACGAAGTCACCACCAGTCAGCTCGGAACCAGCACCACTCGCTAGACTTGAACCAACGATGGCTGCGGTTGAATCAGACAGTCCGGGAGCGATCTCTTTCACCCAGCCGCCTGCAACGTCACCGAGACCTCCAGCGATAGCACCTGTCATGGCACCGGACATGAAATCACCACCACCGGCAGCGGACATGCCGCCACGCAGCAGTGCGTTACCTACAATTGCCTGACCAGCACCTGTCACGCCCGGTATCAGACTGCCAACCCACGTGCCGAGTCCGGGAGCGAACATACTCAGTGCGATTGGAGCAACGATCTGGAAGATCTTGGAACTGAAGACTTTCTTCACTGCCTTCTTCACGCTCTTCCAGATCTTGGAGAAGAATCCGTACTCAGGCATGCCGGTGTTCGGGTTGATGTCAGCCTTGCCCCACATTCCTTCGAGAACGCCCAACTCTTCAGGCGTCATGTGCACCATCATCGAGTCACCGTTGCGCCCACCTTTACGTGTCGTCTCGGCAGCTTCTGCCAGACCACCCTCGGCCTTCTCGACGTAGCCACCGATCTCGTAGAGCTTCACCTTCTGAGTTTCTGATGACTTGACGCCAGCCTTCTTCAACAGTTGTTGCGCAGCGAATGAGTAAAGCAGCTCGGGACCACCCGGCATGGACTCAATCAGCTCCGCAGCATCAACAGTCTCTTGGTCGCCGCCTTGCTCTGCCAGCATGGAAGCCAGACCTCGTCTTGCACGAATGCCTTCGGCAGCTGTCGGTGCTCTGGAAGTAGTTTCTTTAGCCATCGGTCTATCCCGTAAAATTTGTCGTTGAGAACATTCTCATTGCCCATTCTTTCCAGTCGTCATAATCATTTGGATCGGGGACGTCCTGTCCCAATGGATCTGTTCCGCCGAACACACCGCATGCCCACTCCTGCCACTTCGATGGGTCGTCCAGTCGTTCGAAGTTATCGTCTGAGCCCTGCACTGGATCAGTGAAGAAACCCAGTTGCCCAGTCATGATGTCAGCCCAGTCGCGTACGTCGTCGAAGCCGCGTGGATCGATGATACTCATGACTCAACCCTGCCGTCGGCTGGCTCGATGTGAGCGTAGGTCTTACCCAGTTCGAAGTTGCCTCCGCCTGTGTTCGACTCGAACTTGAAGCTCATTAGCCGCCGGATGTCTTTAAATTTAACAGTTTCTTCGTCACTACTCGACGGAGTCTCAAATATGGTCTGCGGATCTGAGGTCACGACGGGAGCTTTCGCGTTCGCACGACCCTTCACCTCCACGGTCATGTCACCTGCCTGAACGAAGTCAGGTTCGATCCGTGCAATACGCAGAGACTTGTTCGATATGTTCTGGTCGAGCAACGAGAACTCATGCGTTTCGTAGAATGAACGCACTGCACTGATGTTGCTCAGGCGGATCTTGTCGAACGCCACTTCGTGCTGCCAGAGTGTGCGACCGTTTGCCGTCTCAAAGTTATCGACCATGAAGGGACGCTCGTACACGTCGGCGTAGATGCCTGCGCAGCGTCCTTGATTGAGGTCATCGTTATCAGGCAGCGGTGTGTCGAACCAGTAACCTTCGCGCACGTTGTAAACGATTGCATGCGTGCACTCGGTCGCACTGCCTCTTGGGTAACACCACCACAGCTCACCGTAGCGTGGGATCTTCATGCCGAAACATTTCTGCCGTGCACTGAAGTTGATGTTGTCGAAGAACCAGTTCTGATTCATGTTGTTTGGAATCTCTCGCACGACACCGTTGAACATGTACCACCGATCCACTCCGGGCCAGTAATAAATGCCGTCCATCTCAACGACGCCTTGAGAACTCATGATGGTTGTGCCACGAGCAATAATGTCGTACGCGAAGGCGGGAGTGCTACCTGTCGAAGTGGCACGGATGACTGAGTCGAGACCCCAGAACAATGCAGCGGGACCGTTACCCGATCCGCGAAGAGGCATGCCCTTCACGATCTTCTGCGTGCCAATGTTGATAGCAACAGGTGCCACAGAAAGATTGTTGGCTTGCGACTGGAGGATGAGTCCGTCACTGCCAAAGGTCCAAATGTACACACCGCTGACCACGAGGCCTCCACTGACAGGACCCTCAGCACCACCATTCCAATCCGCATGGAGTCCCGTCGTGTTAAGCACGGTGGAAGCTTCGATGGAATCGAGGTACAGAGTTCCCGCTATGGAGTTGTCGATGTTCGCAGCGTTCGGCGGAGCGAGTGCCATCAGCACGTGGTTACCGGTGCCGCTGGTGTCAGCAAAGATGTCGAACTGCCACAGGTTGTCGAGGTTTGCCGCGAAGCCTGCCGGTGTCCGATCATTAAACGTGTTCAGTGATCCTTGTGACACTTGGTACTGGCCGAGAGTGTTCGGGTGACCAAGGTGCAGGTACTGAATGTTGTCAGAAGAAAACGAATGCATACCGCGTGTAATTTCAGGCACGGTGTCGGTGACCTGCTGATAGCCGCCAATCTTTTTCGGTTTGCCACGCTGGAACCTGCACCACTGACCATCGAGGTAGTGCTCGCTATCGAAACGCGTCCCGTCCCGTTTAATACCGGGGGCAGACGCTAGCAATGCGGGTTGTTCAGGCAAGATATTCCTCCGGTCGTAAAGCACGCAGCTCGCTCGGATCTTTGAGTACCTGCTTACACGTATCGCACGTGAACAACTGCAAAGGATCTGGGTTGGTATTGTCTAACAGTTTTGCATGGTAAGCATCCAACACCTCACCATCCTCAGGCCAGTGATCATAGAACAGCGCAATCAGCTCGCAACCTTCTGAACCGGTGTGCTTGAGCGGCACCATCTCCCTGATGTGCTTCGTAGTAAACACGTTCTCCATCCACGGTTTAATCGTGACTCCCTTCTTCAATTGGGTATCAGACTCATCGAGAGCACGCTGCATGGTCTCTCGCATTTCTATCGAGATCCCTTTGGGGAGTGCTTTTACAATCGCAACCATTATGTATCTGTCCGAGTGAATCGTAGCCAGCTGTTTTCAGCAAACGATGTCGTACCTGTGGCGACGACCTGAGCCCACTGAGTAGTCAGAGTGATTGGGCTTGTAATAATCTCGCAGTTGCCATTGAGCCAACCAACACCTTCTCCAGTGTTGAGTGATGTAATCAATGCTCCAGTTGATCCATCTAGGGTAGTAAAGTATGTGTCCGCATTCGATGGGCTTGTTCCAGTGTTCGCCCGGTAAGTAAACGTGTAGGGAGCACCTGCAAACGAGCCTCCGGTATCGGTCCAACGGAATTTGAAACCAGCTGAAGCGTTAGTGACTCCATACTGGAAAAATCCGGAAAGCCCCCAACGACCTACAGCTAATACAATGTTGATCAGGTGGTTGTCGTTCTGGTACGTGGTTGAAGCAACGACATTTTCATTCGCTGTCTTCACAGCTTGCACAACTGAAGGACTATCGCTGACTGTTAGGACACGTTCGAAGCCTCCACCAGTCAACGTGTTGTTGACCTCGAAGCCACCATTAGCTAGTGATGCACTGCGTGCAATCTCACCATCACCTTTCCAGAACAGATGACAACCTGTGTTTGGATTCATCTCCAACATCGAGACGGTAGCGGTGATGCTATCCTCGCCTTGGAAGGTAATAGTCTGTTGTGCCAGATTCTCAAAGATGAGTTCATCGCTGCCGCCATAGCCAATGGATGCGCGGTTTGCGTAAGCCGTAGTCGTCAATTGAATGCTTGCGTTGTTATTGGCACTACCACGAACTTGAAGGCCAGACAGAATACGAAGCCTATTGCCTATCAAAATCTCTGCACTGGCATGGTTGGTGAAGATCTCGATGGTGCCATCTGCATGGTTGATCGAGTTGGTGATGAACATCTCTTGCGAGAAGGAGTTCCAACCGATGTAACCGACGACCGTCTCATCCTGCCACGTGAATTGCAGCCGACGAGGTACTGAGTCCGAGTCACCAACACTGCGTAGCTGTACGTTACTGCTACCAGCAGCAAATACTGCAATGTTGCCACCGCTATCGACCAAGCTATCAGGTGAAGGCACCACGTCCTCGATGAGGAACTTACGCATCGCGCCTGCGTCTGCATCCCAGATACCAACAAAGTCTGCTGCAGTATCGATGACCGTCTCTGCTGTCAGGTTATCGACGTCCAACAAGAGCTGCATATTAGCTGTGAGATCACCACCACCGGCTAGACCGGAGAGTGCTTGCGTCTCAATCAAGATGCCGTCGAACGCAGCATTCAAATTCGTACGTGCGCCCGATGCTGTCGTCGCACTCGTACCACCCTGACCGATGGTGATCGGGAATGCCACACTGGTAGATGACGTCGCGTTGATTACGTCAGTGCCATCGCAATAAACAATTACGCTCTGCCCTTGTGGGATGGTTATTCCTGCGCCTGCTGCAGTGACGACCTCCAATGAGAAAGCTCCACTCGTCTGATTATCTGCCCAGTACTGCTGCGTCGTATTGGGTACAACGATGCGTCGGTTACCCGTCAGTGCGCCCGTGAATCGATACGAGATCCTGTCGAGGTTTGCACCAGAGAGTACGAAGTCACCAGAGCCCGGTACCGCAAGCGACACGAAGTCGAACGCAATGGTCGAGCCGGAGCTAAGCCCGATGGTGTAATAGTCGGTGCCATCCGTGAAGAAGAATGCACTGTCGTTTGGATCGAGGTTAATACTTGCGCCACCATCGATCTGACCAGACGGAGGCAACACATTGAGCGTGCCACTACCAGAGTTACGGATCATGCAGAACCAGTTGTTGAAAACTGTTCCTGCTGACGGCAAGTTCGCGGTACCTGCACCTGCCGTGTAGATCAAGCACTTCGCTCGATCACCGTCAACCACATCAAAAGGTGTCGCAGCTTCTTCATCGGAGTCGATGATCTGTTCGAGCAGACCAAAAGCAGCAGCCTGCAAACCTGAACCAGCTAACGCAGCAGCAGACGCCAGTGTTGTGGCTGCTCCCAGTTGAAAGCCCGACCATATGCCAGCCTCGGTCGAGTTATCAGTCAGTACGATGACCCACTGCGTGCCGTTCGTTGCGAACTGGATGACACCACCCGTAGCATCACGCAACGTGAAGTCATCACCTATCGCACTGATGGTTGTCTTGTTGCCTGTGCTCACAGAACGAGCGTCAGGCATGTCGATGTTGAGACCGAGTACCGAAGCATTAATGTCGAGGAAGTCTGCTACAACATCGTTCCCTTCAATTTGCTGCTCACGCGGCCAGACAAGTTGGACGTCAATAGCCGTTGTGATTTCGAGGTAGCTCGTCTGCGAGGGGAAGATCAACTCTCCACCAAATACGTTTGTGTAACCCATCAGACGTTCTCCCTCGTAACGTTCCTATCGATGATGCGTTTCATGTCTTGCCCTTCAAGAATCGCAACGTCCTTTTCGTAAATCGCTTCCCACGTTGCGATGCGTTCGTCGTTCTTTAAAAATGGAGTTGCCTGCAGGAGCGCGCCATGAAGTAGGGCGTTCGGGGCAAAGTCCGACGACCAATTCGTTTGGTTGACGCTATCCAGTAGCGCAGGCAACTCCCAGTAATTGACCTCGAATGGATATGCGAAGTCAGCTGTCGGAGCGATCAGCCAGTTGAAGTAATCGTAGTCAGCGTAGAACTTCGGCTGAGCAGTCAAATCTTCATCCGGCCAATAGCGCCGACAGTACTCGTAGCTTCGGGCAAACAAGGGGGTGCGTACCTGTGTTGCGCCCACACCGAAGTTGATGCTGATAGTGTCACGCCAGCGATCAGGCTTAGGTATTACCGATTGTCCAACACCTAACGTGTCTGTGACCACAGTCACGAAGCCGAGGATCTTCAACCGGTTTGCCAACTCACGCTCAGCCAGATTAATAAGGCTGGGCAGTTGGTCGAATACGGTTGGATCGACAGCTGTGCCTCGCTCCAGATAGGCCCGAAGGTCTGCCTGTAGTGAGTCGAATGTCATCGAGACCGGCATTAGCTACTCCTTACGCGTTGGGATCGACGACGGGGGCGTCATCATCCGGCAACGTATCTTCTGCGGGTGAAGCTGGTTCAGGGTCAACGGAGTCGGTTGGTACTTCGTCGTCCACAGTTTCTTCCGTCTCTGGTTCGAGTGGGTTGCCCCCTCGGTCCACGGGAACAAACTCAGGTTCCTCTTCTTCAAGAAGCTCCTCCTTCGCTGCCTGCAAACGTGCATGCGCATCGTCAGATCTGGCACGCATGACGTCCCACTCACCGGCAGTAGGTGCTCTACCTTTTGCAGCCATCTCTTCGATGGTTTCAGTGAACGCTTTGAGATCGTCGAGCGCGTCGTCACCCTGTGTAATTAGGGCACCGAGTATGCCGAGTAGCTCGGAGGCTTGGCCTAACCGCACGCTACTGCCACCACCCAATGCAGGGTTGGACAACACCGTACTCAGACCGTTGATTGCGAGTATTGCTAGTGAGATTGGATCCATTGTTATTGTGCTCCTTTGATGTTACGAATTATTTCGTTTATCAGGGGAGCTAACTTTGTAATCCAATCATCAAGTTCCCTCGACGCACTGAGTAAGCGCTGTTCGCTTGTTTCTCCCGCGTCGAATTCGCCCTTAATAATTAGAAATGCCGTGTAGGCGTCCAACAAACTGTCGGCCACCGGCTTCGCTCGTTCCTCTGCCTGAATGATGCGTAATTTGACACCGCGAGGGATAGCTGGATCTTCAGCAAGATCAGCCGCCTTTTCTTGTACGATGACAAACGTGCCGTAAGCAGCATACGCTCGCTGCTCAGATGTTTCCGCTGCCGCAAGAGGGTTCGCGGACTGACATCCTGCAAGAGCAAAGAGCCAGAGCATTAACCATGCGTAGCGGTAGTCGAGTTTCCTCATTCTATATACCTCCATCTCCGGTGCCGGAAATTTTATTCACCGTACGCCGCACCGTGAGCGCTTGGTAATCTTTCAGAAATGCAATTGCTGCACCACCCAGAAGAGAGACCCACGTTGCCGTTGATAGATCGGCGAACGTCATGTCTGGGTTGTTAGTGAACAGTGTCACAACGCTTGATCCGAATAGAATCAGCGCTGCAATGAGTGCCCCTGTGAGAGTGTTAACGTTCATGACCTTTCCTCCAGCTATTGATGTACTCGTCCGTCGTGCCACGTCCGAGATCTGTGTTGTAGTGCTCCTTCCAATAAGCAGCCTGATGTTTCAGGTCTCCTGCTTGCGGGAGTGGAGCGCGCACACGCCTGTAATGCACACGACACATCGCAACTGCGTACTTCAAATTCCAGATCAGCTCTCGCGAATCCGGACCTCCGATCTCAGACACAGCTGCTGCCAGTCTGTCACGGTACTGCAGGTAGTTATTCCAGATGTCATCATGCGTTGTGGGCTCCATCTGGCACACGCCCAACGCTGGACCGCTGCCCAGTTGCTTGATGTAAATAAGTCTCGACTCTTGAAGACATGTGCCCAGCACCAGCTCGCAAGCTGCTGTCGAATACAAGCCCAGATCTTCGAGAGTCGGCTCGATGATCAGGTCAATAAATTGTTCGCGATCAATCATGATGTGTTTTCAGGTTCCAGTTGCTCTTTCGCTTCTTTCAATGCTTCCAGCTCGATCTCCAGATCAGTCAGGTACTCCGCATCATCCGAAGTCCAGTCGGTGTCCTGACGTTGCCGGAACTTCAACGCCGCGATCTCTTTACGCAGTGAGTTGATGTCACGTGTAAGCAGCACCGAGAACGCAGACTTAATTGGCTGCGCCTGCTGTTGTGCAATCTCCTTGAAGTCTTCAGCCAATGCAGACGAGATGAGTGGCTTGCCGACGTACCACAGAACGGGGATCACAACCGCGAGAGACGCAACGGTGCTAAAAATTGTGCTTATTGAAACTTCTCTCGCAGCCATGATCCTATCCCTTACGCGTCAGCGTCTTCGTTTGCGGCGTTTTCCTCCACCCCGTTTGGCTCTTGGTCCTCTTGGGGTGGGGTTTCCACGGGAGCCATGGGAGGGTTTGGTGCACCTCCTCCAATATTTTCCGGCTGTGGCTGTGCGAGTACGACTTCACCGTTCGCTATCGCTTGCAACATACCTTCCAAAACTCCGAGTGCACCAGACTTCGCTACCTTCAGCGGCACTGGTAGATCATCAACCTGCAGTAGCGTCACACCTGCTGCTGCAGCCATTTGAACTTGAACTGCTGTTACTTCTTGCTTTGCCATTTTTTCTTCTCCTAAGTTAGGGCTTTCGCCCACGTAAAATTTATGGTTCGTTATCCGCAACACCCTCATACTGATCTGTGACTATGTTAGCCGGGGTTGCAATTTCTCGGACCTCAACCTGTATGATGACACCGATTGAAGACGTTGCAGGAATGTCATTTATATCCGTCCATGCCAAATTCTGAGTGATGGGTTGCCAATCGTTGTACCCGCTCCATCCGGTGAACTGAGGATTGTTTACACTACCTCCATTGAGTAGAACAAGTTGCGCCTCGAACTGCGCATTGCTCGCACCACCATCGTCAACCCACTCAGTACCAAAGTTAACGTCCTGCCAGAATGGAGTCCCCGTACCTGCCTCAGCACTGAATTGATAGATACCTCCGGGCGTAAGTCTGATGCCTATATTGGACAAATCGTTACCGAAATCTTGCACAGTTTGAAAGACGTTGGACAACGCGATATTGCCCGCAGGAATACTGCTCTTCTGCGCCAATGAAAATTTTCGTTGAAGCAGAGACATTAGCTTAGTCCTGCTCCTGCGATCTTCCAGACACCCGCACCTACTAACTGAGCGACCGCTGCTCCACCTGCTGCCAGCGTTCTTGTTCCTGTTGAATTGTCATCCGCGAAGATCAACGTGTCAGTCGTGATCGCAATGCTGATAGAAACTGATCCGCTGTTGTCCCACGCGAGGAGCGTACCAATCTGATAAGCGACCGCACCGCTCGCAGGGATGGTCATCGTCTGGGCTACAGTTCCGCCCGTGAAGGCTACCGTCTTACCCTTGTCAGTCAGGATGCCCGTTCGACTTGCAACCACCGAAATGATTTCAGAGATCGAGGGATCAAGCAGCTGATCAACGTCGGTGTCATCAGTGTAAGTCGGGCGGCAAGGAGCTGATGAACGTGTCCACCACTGACCTCTACCCGCAATGTTGGGAGCAGGAGCCGCTGCTTCACTCTGACGAATTGAGTCAGCCTGAACGAAGAAGACAGATGTGCCTCCAACGACCTGCATTCTTATGTCAGTGCCATCGCTGCCTAAACTGCTGCTGACCGAGTCACCGAATCTGTAGAAGTTTACCGAACCAAGATTTAAGTTCAGATCTCCGTTGTCAATGTTGATGCCTTCATCGAAGGAGTAGACCTCGACGTTAGCAGTCGCGAGAAAGACCAACGCTTCCGCAGGAGCCATCGTCGTGGAGTTGATCTCTATCGAGACGCTGTCAACATCAGCACCATCGAAGATCGTAAGTGCCGCGCCAGTGATTATCTCTAAGTCAATCGTCGTGGTAGCACCGATAGCCATCGTTGCCTGAAGGGATTCGCCACCACCTCCTGCGTTCAGTTGGAAGTCTAGACCATCATCATCAGTGAAAAATAAGTCTAAAGGCGCGGGAGCACCAGCGTATGGAGTAGTCGGTACAGAGTACGCACCAGTTCCAGCGTATCGGGCAGTGCCGACTGTCATGCGAACATCGTCAATCCAGCCATCCGTGAATGCATCTGTAGCATCGCGACAACCAATGATGATCGCTGCATCAGGATTACCCAGATCAGCCGGTGAAACACCGAAGTCAGCAACCTCGTAGAGACCGTTGAAATACGCACGGATATTATTGTCGCCGCCTACATCTCGGGTGACTGCCCAGTGATACCAGACGCCAGTGCTAATGCCACCACTGATGGTTCCAACCTCAGCACCCCAGTCTTGACCGACAAGCCTGACGCGGAAGCCAAAGGCATCTTGAATGATGCCGTATTGAACATAGGCACTGCCGCCTTTTCTCGAATCGTACAAAACGAAGCCGGGACCTGCTGACGTCTGTAGCGGTGGCAGAGTGTTGAATCGAACGAAGCCCTCGATGGTCCAGCTTTGTGTTCCAAGATCATAAGCCGCAATATCAGGGAAGGTGACCCAGTCACTGTTACCGTCAAGCAGTAGAGATGATACTCCAGAGTTGAACTCCGCAGTGTCTAGCTCAGCGGTTCCAAAGAACGTTGCGCTAGCTGTATTGACCGAAATCTCGGTGTATGAAGTCGCACCATCAGCACCATCGAAGTCAGCGAGTAACTCAACTTCACTCCAGAGTGGGTCACCCGGCACTCCTTCCACCCAGATTTGACCTCGACCAGTAACATCTGGATCAGCCGTAGGTTGCGCGACCAAGAAGACAACACCAGCACCCTCCAGATTGAACCCTCCACCATCGATGTCTGATGTCCAAGGTGTAAGTCCCGTATTCAATTGAAAGTCAGTACCATCATCGTCGGTGAATATGAGATTGTTCGGCGCATCGTTGCGAACCCAGAGTTGACCCTGACCTGCGATGGGCGTTATTTGTGCTGCGCGTTCACTGAAGTAGAGCGGACGTGGGAAGCGGATACTGGCGAAGCTGATGCCGAAGGAGTAATAGTCAGAACCAAATCCAGCACCAGCAATGCCCCACTCCATCCGACCGGCTTGCGACTGTAAGAATGTGGTGCTGGTATCGGCTGGATTCCTAAAGTTTAGCGACACATTCGACAGAAGCTCAAGATCATCAGCGGGGTTGTTGAGGACCACCTCGCCTTCAAAAGACCAATCGCCTGTGATGGTCTGGTTAGCTGATGGATCGAACCCTCCAGCAGCAACGTAGTTTCCCTGCTCGTTGAGGAAGTCACCGATAGCACCTGCATTACTAAGCGTGACTCCGTTGACAGACACTCCAGTAATCGCAGCGTCTAAGTTGACAATGGGGTCAACTCCAGTACCCGACACATTGATGTTCGTACCACCGGCAACAGAGTCCACCTGACCACCAGCACCGGCAGGCACAGAGTAAGCCCCACTCTCATCGAGGTAGTTTGTAGCTGCACCTACAGCATTCAATGTCACACCGTCAACACTCACGCCTGTGATCGCAGCATCGAGATTGACAATAGGGTCAACAGCAGTTCCGGTAACGTTAATGTTGACGCCACCACCAACCGAGTCCACCTGACCACTACCCGGTGGCAGTGAATAGGCACCTGTTTCGTCGAGGTAATTTGTCGCAACACCACCTGCAGTCAGTACGACCCCGTTGACAGTCATACCAGTGATTGCTGCATCGAGGTTAGCGATAGGATTAATTGGATCAGTAGCGTCGATGGTGATGTTTACGCCGCTAACGACCGAGTCAACCTGTCCCCCACCGGGGATCGTAATTGTTTTCGTTGAACCAGCACCGCTTGCCGTTACGCCTGCGCCAACAAAATCGAGCGTGTCGGCTCCACCTGCAAGAGGAACACCTTCGTCCTCAATCACAATGGCAGAGGATAGGTTTATATCGTCAGATGCAACCTTGCGACTGACCGTTACGCCAGCTTCGATTGTCTGCACCTCGAAGAAGCTGTTCGGTCCATCCAACGGCAACGTCGCAAATGGCAGACCAGAAATTGTTATGTTAGGCATTAGGCTTCCTCATTTCCGTCAATCTCTGATGCTTCAAGCACACGTAATCTACCATCTTCCGTTGCACGGGGACTGTCACCAAAAGCTTCACGCACACCACCGATGAAGTTCACGTTTGGATCCGGACCTCCAACAGTGAGGTCTTCGTCCGGTCGATAGAATGGCAACGTGATGCGATCAGCCTGACGTGGGGCCAGACGATACGGGTCGTAGTCATCGAGATCATCGATGCACACCTTCAGCCCCGGACTGTTCGGGTCCGAGTGCAGATCTTCAAGGAAAAACTTACGCGAGCATCTCTGGCAAATGCCGATGCCGTACGTTGTCTTCCCTGTTGGATCTAAAAAAATTGGCATGACTACCTCGTGTACGGTGAAATGTTAGGACGCAGGTACGCTTCCGACTCGTCGGTCTCGCCATCCCATGCGTCTTTCAAATATTTTTCTGCGTCGGTATCGATGAACGGCAACTGTGAAACATCCACCTCTTTAATCTCACGACTCAGCTGTCGAGCAAGCTCACAAATAATCGCAAGGTACCAACGGTCAGGCACCTCCAGTTCGTCTGTCAATGCACCGACGTCCTGCACCTGTCGTTGAATGAATCCTGTTATCTGATCGAACGTGAACTCAGCACCGGGTGCAGGCCACAATTCGATCTCCGGTCGCGTGCGTTGCTTGTCATACCAGAACTGCGTCGGTCGCCCAGTGCTCACCTTGTTAGGTAGATTTGCGTAGTCGTTCCGATTGAGCTTGTACATCGGAATCTCATTGGGCTTGTTCTGGTAGACCAGCTCAATCACATCGAGCACCGTGGTACCGGTTGCACGCAGCCGCCAGTACTGGTACTCAGTTTCACGAGACGGAGCCTGCACGTCTTCCCAGAGCCACTCGTCCTGCACAACTTCCTGCTCAGTCTTCGTGATGTACGTCACCGCAGTGACGAAGTTATCGTTCGACGCTTCGATCACGTAGTCCCACAGTCCGGAAACGTTGGGCATGATTCCGAAGGTGGGGATTGCGGTCGCGCCATCACTACCAAGATCCATGGTGATCGTGCCCAGTGCTGCCAACTGCGTGCACGCTGTCGCTAGATCACCGTCGAACGCGTTGTCTGCAACACCTTCCGATGCAGTTGCGTCGCCAGTGACTCGATTACCATTACGCAGGTTGATCGTGTACGTGTCTTCCGTTCCCAGTGGACACGGCACAGTCTGGTTACGCTCGTAGATCGGTAAGAGGATCGGATCAACATTCCACAGCTTGATGCCCTTGTTGCTGAGCGTCATGGTGTACAGCCACAGCAGTTCGAGAGCAATCGTCAGATGCTCGCCTGTGATCTGTTGCTCAACCATCTTGCAACGCCGGAAGGCGTGGTCGATAAGTTGCTGGTTCAAAAAAACTGTTGAACCGACTGTTCCTGATGTTGGCATCTATCTCGCTCCGCGTGCGCTACTTCCCCGTCCACCGCGTGGACGTTGTTGATGTCCGCGTGGGCGAGGAGCTTTGACGTGTCTATCCATTACATCCTCAGCTTCTCGCCTCGCTATTTTTTTACGCTACCACCTCGTGCTTTATGCACCATGCCACCTGCCATTTTCACGTTCTTCGGCATGCCTTCCTTCGAAGCCTTAAGCCCACCTGCAATTCCCTTCATCGCTTTTCGATCACCGTCAGACATTGTGCCTTTAAGTTTACTCAAGCCTTTTCGCATTGCACGATCAATAGCTTTTTCAGGCTTCTTCATCTTGTGCTTTTTAGGCTTCAGCACCTCACGAGCACGACGAAGAGCAGCGTCAGCCAGTGCGCCTCCACCAGAATCTTTCTTACCTTTGATGCTGCCGCCCTTCTTCAGTCCGGGAAGTAATCGTCCAGTGCCACCAGCTTCTGCTTGGGCCGCATTGCGAGCATTCTTCCCGCGACGTGCAGGCTGAACACCGCTGTCCATTGTCTTCTGCTTACCACGCTTCGCTTTGAACTCGCCAGAGGTGTCTTTCACACGACCACCATAGGCAAAGCCCATCTTCGCACCGTGTTTAACGAGCTTGTTGTGTACGGCACCACCTTTGGCACGAGGTGTCGTGATCGTCACGTCATCGACTTGGATCTCACGCTCTGGACCCATGAAGCCGCCCATGTTTTTCTTCACTACTCCGCCACGCTGGTAACCCTTAACTTGAGTCTTGCCTGCGGAACCAGTGAAGCCTTGATCAGACGGGAACGAAAATTCGCTCACGTACTGTAGTCCACCTGTACTTTTCTTCATGAGTCGGGATCTCCTGTAATCTGTTTGATTCGATTTCGAATCTCTTCTTTGTGTCCTTGCAAATTTTGGATGCCTTGGTTCAGTGCATCCTTGACCTGACGCGTCGCACCAGTCTTGAAGCCCTGCATCGTTGTGATGCTGGTGTTGATTTCATCTCGCTCAACTCGCAGCTCGATCAACTCCAGAGCTGGGACGGCTGGCTGTGTTTCCGGCAGCTGTCCAATAGTACTGAGTGAAGCGAACAGTTCGCGATGCGCTACCGCGTCGTCGATGATATGAAGACGAAGATTATTGTACGACGGGTTGTTGATGACACCCACTCGGTTAACCTCGACCGCAACAGCGTCGATCCAGTCCGTCGCCTCAGCGTTGCTGAAGTTACTCGTGATGACTGTGCGAATCGCGTCAGCGAAGTCGCCTTTGTTGATCGTGTTGTCTGCAACAACTGCGTCGATCCCAGCCTGCCATGCTTCGTTAATAGTTGTCATATCGGTGTGTCATCTATGTCAGCGTTAAGTTCGCCAGTCACGAACCACATGTCCAACGCGCCAGCATCGATAGCTCCAGCCGTTGGGTTTGAAAGGGTAAACCGAAGCGTATCAGCGTTGATGAAAATGAACTGAATCTGTAGGTCTTGGATGATGCTGGCATCTTCGAGGAACCCCCAAGCGATCAGCGCAGTGCCAAACGGAAAGTTAGTAACGGTCGTGATGTCGCCGCTAATCGTCGCAATCGAGCCCACGTTAGGAAAGTTCACCGACACCGGCTGGAAGACTTTAATGTTCCTGAAAACTGTGTCGAATCTACGCACCAGTACCCTCCTGCATTCTCCATCGATCCACGCCGGTATCGTCGTACCAGAGCCAGACGCACTCGTCGGGTCCGATGACGTAGCCTACGCCTGTTGAGGTAATGATGCGATTCGCTGCCAGACTCAGCACATCTTGATGCGTGATCGTGAGAGCGAACGCGCCAATGTTGTGCAGACAGATTCGATCTCCCGGTTGCCCGTAAGTATTGCTCCCTGATGTTGAATCGATGCCAGTGATGTTGTAAGCCGCGTCACTGTCGAGCAAATTGATGCTGCGTTGTGCGTTGGAAATTCCAAGCTGGTAGTCGTTCTGGTTCGCTGTTATCTGCGCAGGCACGTGACTGCCGAGATTGATGGCTCCATCGATGCGAGCACGTCCTGTAACACGAAGCGATTGGATGCGGGTTGCCACACCGCTGCCGGGGAAGCCCATGCCAGCAAGGAAAAGTCCTGACTGGTCTTGCACGGAACCACCATTCAACGCTGTGACGTTTGCATCAACACGGAAGCTGTTGATCTCGGTAGCGGCCAGACCGTTGACATCGATGGTGCCGCCTGCCGTCCACCACACATCGGAATAGACGCCAGCGGACTGGACCTGCCGGTTGTTTGGACCCTCGAATCGCACGAACCAGTTGTTGCTATTCGGTACTGGATCAACGACACCGAACGAAATTGCGTTAACGTTGAAGCCGAGACCAATGTCTGCAGTCCCAGCGTTGTTCTGTTGGAACGTCCATGTGTCTGTCGCTGATGGACGCAGGTAGAGAGGGTTGGCACCGAGACCGAAGAACGTGGACCAGACCATTGATGCTTGAGTGGCTTGCCATCCGACAATCACATCTGGATTAGCCTGAGTGTTTCCGTACTTGACCCACGTATCGTCGTTGAAGTGAATGTCACCGAAGCCGAACTCAGACTCTGCTCCACCGTTGTTCTGGAGGAAGAAGTTATTTGTAAGAGCTGCAAGAGCTGATCGAACTACGACACGATCTCCGGTGACAGGGAGCGTCATGTTGAGATAGTCGATGCCGATGATGTTTGCAGCGCGTTCAGTGCCCAGAGACTGACCGAAAAGAACAGGTGCCGGGTTGATCATGTGCACACCACGGATAGTTCCGAAGTCCACAATGGCTGTTGCGTTGTTCGTATTCCAGAGAGGACCAACGAAGCAACCCGTGACGTTGTTGATGGTCAGAGTGTCACCGGCATTCCGCGCTCGCAGGATAGGAGCGAAGCTCAAGGCACGATAGTTCGCTACTACTACAGCTCCTGAACCTTGAATGTCATAGGAGCATTGAGCAGCGTAGACAAAAGTCTGTGCTGGAGGAACAGCAGCAGTCAGCGACCGGTAAACTTGACGAGCGAAGAACAGTGTTGTGACTGCGAATCCCGGAGCCACTACCCATTCGAGCAGACTGTTGTCGTCCAACGCAGATTGAATGAAGAGAGGGGCATCAATGGTGATGTCATTCGCGATGGTGATGTTCGCATTGACGATGCCACCAGAAGCCGGGATGGTTGCCGCAAATGTGATGCCACCTGCAGGGACCGCATCAGTCGTCCAATCCCAGTCGATGGTGATACCACCATGCGCGATGATCCGCCCACGGTCTGCATCCTTAGACCCTTGAAGGTCCAGCGTTCCACCCGGAGTGATGTCACCGTATATGATTTGATCAGAACCAATGATCAGCGACAGTAGTGAAATGTTCGAGAGGTCAGGCGTCGTGTAGAAAGAGAATTCGCCCGCGAGTGACGTCGGGCTGACCGTCGTGCCCAGTGGAACATCGACATTGCAGAAGGCTGCGATGTCGTAATGCGTACCACTCCAACCGACATTAACTGTCTGCGAGATAGTCTGTCCGGGGGTCATTGCAGCGTGGGCTGACGTGTCACTGTTCGAGCGTGAGAAAACTAAGTTGGACCCGAACGCTGTCGAGTGACGGTGCAACACAAGCATCGCATCGACGGTGCCACCGAAATCATTGATCTTCGATGTAGCGTTGAATGTAACGCCACCGACATCGATGCCACCCTGCTCAAAGCCGGGATCACCGATACTAACGTTGTCAGTCAGCACCATGGGGACTGTAAGGTCACCCATGACAACCGAGTCAACATCAAAGTTGGAACCGTCATCCTGATAGAGGGTGTTGGCTGCTACTACGCCGGGATTGACAGCTTGAGATACGAACTCAAGCCAATCGGTTGAGGCAGGTCCACCACCTCCGGGGATTGTTATCGTCTTAGTTGTGCCTGCGCCTGACGCGACTACTCCCGCGCCGACGAAGTCAAGGGTGTCGGCTGGAACACCAACCGGGGCACCCTCGTCCTCGACAATGATGGTGCTCGCACCACCTCCGCCTGCTAACCAGTCGTAGTCGTAGTTGTCTGCGGTGAGCTTGGTAAGAACTGTACCGGGCGCACCGTCATCCGGAATCTGTATTGCTACGATCCCAGAGAAACCCAGACCTGACTGTGCAGTCATGGGTTACCTCAGAGAGCTGCGGTAATCGCGTCCCGCGCTTTAGCGAGTCTCGATTGTGCTCCTGTAAGCTCTTGTTCTCGACTGGCGAGTTCATCAGCTTTCTGGTGGAGTAAGGCTTCAGCATCACCCAGCTCATCCTCACGGACTTGCAGGGCTCCCTTTTCGGATTCCACGGCAGCCACTGCATTCTCGGCACGGCTCAGCGCTAATTTTGCGCCATCGTTCCGACTTGCTGCCTGATCGACCAGTGTGTCCGCTTCTTTTGTTGCTTTTTCTATGATCAACTCCGCTTGATTTTTGGCTTCGTCCACGAGGGATTGGGCCTGATCAAGCGCAGCATCGACCGCTTGCTGTGCAGCTGCCTGATCGGCGTCGATTGCCGCACGTATTGAAAGAATCTCACTGGCAGGACCAGCAAGAGCAATTTGCTCGCGTGCAGATGCCTCAGCAGATTGAAGCGAATCGATCTTCGCCTGCAACTGCTGAGGATTGGCGAGCAGTTCCAAAGCAGCCATTGACTGGCTTCCTTGGCCTCCAGCAATACCTGCTCCGCTCATGATACTGCTCCTGCTTGGATAAGGTTAAGGATTGCCGACCCAGCACCCAATGTCTGGTTCAGCCTGACACCAGTTGGAGGGAACGCGTAGTTACCGTCCGCATCAGCGATCAGTCCTACGAGGGTTGGATGAGGGAACCAGAGTGCCGTTGCCGGGTTGAAGTCTTCAGCGAACACGTCGTCGAAGGTATGCTCAACCGTGTACGTCGCCGGAGCGGTGATGTCAACACCCAACCCAATGTTAGTCGGGTTGAGATATTGATCAATGGGAATCACCGCAGAGGTACTGACTCCCGAAGTAGTTACTCTTACGGGTCTCATGTCAGTTCTCCTTAGCTACGCTCAGTCGCCGCGAAGAGGTAATCGAGGTCCAGAGTTATGGCACCAGCAGCACCAGCGAAAACACTAATCGTCGGAGCCAAAGGTCCAACCGGCAACGTTGATGCGTCAAGGAAGCCCAGAGGCGTACCGTTGGCACCGTAGTAAATCCGATCTTGTCCGTCCCAGTAAAACTCGACGGTGAACGACGTGGCATCAGCAATAGCAGCGATAGCAGTGTCTTCGTCGATAGTCGCAGCACCAGATCGAACGAGAATGTCCAGATCGAGATCAGCTGTGTCCTTGCGGAACTGGACGCAGTTGGCTGGAGCCAGAGCAGCACTGTCGGCCAGACCGACGTTGATGTTGACCTCGCTCGCAAGGTCCACTTCGATCTTCGCGCGGAAGTAGGTCGGCCTCGGCTGGGTGATGTCGAAGTTATCCGGGAGTTTGATGAGCGACTCTTCGTTAGTCGCCACCGCTCCAGTTATAAGCCGCAGTACACCACCGTCAGCAGCTACCTGCGCAGTCGAACCGGTACTAACGGCTGTCCACTGTGCAGCAATAAATTCATCGAAATCTTCCATGTAATTATGGAAGCGTGTGGGATCGAGTTGTGCCATCGAGCCGAAGAGCGCGGCGGCATTACGGTTGTTTACACCGTTCTCGAAGTTGGTCATTTGAATGTTAACTAAACCCATCTTGGTTTCTCCAATTCACGTATGGAGAAGTTAGGGGGGACATTCGATAGCCCCCCCACCCTTCTGCTGTTTTGGAACTTAAAGTCCCGGTGTGCCGTAAACCGCACGCGGGTCAGTCCAGTCCGGAATGTATCGTTCCGTGGACTTGTACCGCATGGAATCGGTCTCGAAATCACCTTCCATCGACTTCTCCAGCCCGCGACGTTTCATCAGCTGCAAGCCGCGAGGTGCATCCGTCTGGACCCACCATGCAGTTGTGCTCGTGATACGCGACAGATTGGCCTGACCTTGAGACAGGAGTCCCATCGACAAGATCGGGTTGATGTCGTTATTCGCTGTGCCAGCGCGCAGGACACTCTTCAGCAGAACTTCTGCTTGGAATACCTGACTCGGACCAGTGACAATCTTGAGAGGCTGCAACCGGATCCGCTTACCGTTATTGTCCACGGCATTACGGATCTGAATGAGCATCTGCTCAAGCGACGTCTGCGATAAAGCTGCAGCTGTCGTCAGAAGGTTCGAGAAAACGCCACCAGCAGATCCACCCGGTGCTATTGGGTGATTGGTAACGTTCAGCGCTACACCGTCACCACCAACGAACGCACCATTGAAGGCACGGTTGAGGATGTTGGCGCAGAGCGTCTCTTTCGTTTCGATCATAGACTGGGCGAGATGCTCAGAATAGATCCGACCGATACGAATGTGGTCGCCGTCTTCGACCAAGACTTTGGTAAGCGCGAACGCCAGACCGAAGACCTTGTAGACGTAACGCTGAATGAACAGCACTCCGCCTGCGTCGAATGTCACCGGAGTGCCGTCAGGCATTTCTGGTGCAGCATTGAATCCGAAGAGGACCGGCTCTTCATGGTACGAACGGGGGGTACCCTTTCGATCCGTGAAAACACCTTTCCATTCATCGGCGCGTTGGTTGTAAATTCCGTCAAAAGTCTCGTTAAGGATCGGCTCAACGATTGATCGGAAGTCGGTACTTCTCATTGGGACTGCCATGAGTTATGACTCCAGAATGATGACTACGTGCTCATCATTCAATCAGGATCAGATAGCCGCGCGAGTTGCGACAAACTGATGATCAGAGAGCTGGACCTGAACGGTGGTGAAGTCGTCACCAAAGATATTATCAGGAGCGGGGTTTACACCGATGATCCGACAATCCGTACCGGCACCACCAGCAACGTCGAGCGCAACAGACGACAAGCCAGTAACGGTATTACCCGTCAAAGCTACGAAGTCGAATTGCGAACCAACGTCAGCAAGTACTACCGTTTGGTTTGCTTGTATCTCGTAAATGAGATACGGATCTTCAGTGTAATAGGCAACAATGTCTGTGCCCACTTCATTCGCAATCCACCGATTGCCTACACGCCGACGACCGTCAGTGCCAGTCCATTCGACGCCCATGAAGGAGCCGATGACAGGGGCACCGGGAGCAACGAGCCCCAAGCTTCCGTCAGCCAGTATTGCTACCGGTGAAAATTGAAAAATGTCCGAAGCGAAACCCGACAGAATCGTTGACTGCAACTGACGAATTACGCCAGATGGATGAAACGCCGGTTTCAACCCGAACGGAGATGCTATAGAACTCATGATAGAGCCCTCCGGTTAAGTTAAATGCTTAATCCGGAACTTCCCCCGTCGCAAGTGCGAACGCAGGAGGTTCTGGAGCCACTCCCAACGCTGCTGTGCCATCTTCAAGTTCGAGGCTTACCACACCGCGTTTTGATGCGGCGTTCATTTCAGCTTCCATAGCACGGATTTGGCTGCTCAACTTCTCTTCTTCACTGAGAGGTTGCTCATGGTGATTGATGTACATGTACGATTCGTACAACTCGATGGGTAGCTTGAAAGCAATCATCTCGTTAACACCAATACAGCCTTCCCACTCACCGGTCTTGAGGGACGCATGGTCCCAACCGGCTATGTCCGCAGCTCTAATCGGCTCGTAGCCCAGCCGAATGCGCGCATGAATCGGGTCGCGTGGATTTTCCGTGGTTAGCCAACAAACGTGGAAACCCTCGATCTTCGGAATATCTGGCAATGCAGATTGGAAATACTGCTGGCGAAACTCTTCCACCCGTTCATCGTCTGATAGCTTGCGGTCTTGCGTCACATTACGGTCTTGCATGTGACGATCTGCGCGGACTCCCGATTGATCGGAATTCAGTCTCGTGTCACTTCGTCTTTTCGCTGTCATGATTATGCTCCCTCCGCCGAAGCTTCTTTATCGTACGTCGCGTACGACTTCAGATACTTGTTGCGGAGCACTGGATCGTCCCACACACCAGCCTCAATCATTGCTTCTTTTCGATCAGGGCTGATATAAACTTCGTTCTTCCTCAACGGACGTTCCCGTCCACCTGTTCGGAACTGCGGCCCACGATTACGAGGTTTACCTTGCCCATTGGACTGGTTACCTGCGTCTTCGTTGCCTCGGTCTCCGGTTCGCGAATCGTACCGGCTGGGTAATGCATCTGCGGAACGAGCACGCAGCTCATCCCAGTAATCTTTGGTTGTAGGGTCGAATCCTTCTTGCACCAGTGAACGGTCAATCTGTAGCACTGTCGCAGAATCCTGATCACGACCGGCGGGATCCCACCAGTCATTATCGATCATGAAAGACTGCGCGTGTGCTACGTGACGCGGATCCAACTCTCTTGGAGGTGGAGCTTCACGCCTGTTAGCGGGCTGCGAGAGGTAATTCTTGGCCTGTTCGAGATCACGCATGTTGTCGCGGATAGTGTCGCGATGGTCAAGTGCCTCAGCGAGGTTTTTACCGTCGTTCGCAGCAACTGCTTGCTCGATAACCTGATTGGCAAGAGCGAGGTCGCCCCGTGCCTTGGTGATACCCTGATCGATGCTGTGAATTTCACTGCCAGCGATGCGGGCGTCAGTTTCTTGCTCGAATTTACTGAAGCGTTGCTCCAGCTGTTCGTTGCGGTTGCGCAGGAAGTTGAGTTCGCGATCACTACGGTCGCGTGCTTCCTTCTGACGTTGACGACGTGTTTTGTTTTCAGAGCGACGACGTTCCTGCTTGTCATCGGGGTCTTCTTGGTCACCAGCTAGACGTTCGTCTTGCGGTTCACCTTCGTCGTCGTCACCTTCGTCATCGTGCTCATCGTCATCGACTTGACCTTCCGGTATTTCGACGGCAACAAATTCTTCCTGCTCGTCGTCTTCAATTTCGACTTTTTCGTTTTCGGCGGGCATGCTCTATCTCCTACAGATAAGCGATTACGTCCATGGGGTTACACGTGATCTCACCAATGAGATCGAGATCATTGTACAAAACAAAACATGCCTGATCGGCACCCGTGCGTTGACACACGTCATCAGAGAGATCGACCATCCACTTGTCGCCACCGAACTTCGGTACGCGCACATAGGTTCCGATCTCACACCATTCACCTTCAGGCCAAACTTCCAGAGAGTCGCGATTCTTAAAAGCGCCGGGTCCAAGAGAGATGACTTTAGCCACTTGAGTGTTCCAGAACTCAGTGTCCTTGGTATCATCGGGAACGATGATTCCACCCTTCGTGACAGCACGCGGTGAACGTTTCTGAACCAAAACTCGCGAACCAAACGGTACCAGACCGGGATCGGCCTCCGGAAATGCCTGATCAATCGAGTCGTAATCCAAAATTGTTCGTAAGCTTGCAACCATAGTCACTTAGATCCCGTCATCCTCTTCACCAACTACTTCCTCGAACAGCTGCTCGGCGCGACACAGACCTTGATAAATGCCGCATGCTTCACCGTATCCGAAAGCTGATTTATCCTTCGGTGTCGCGAGCAATGCGATGCAATCGGTCTGATCCTCTTTCAGCCTTTGCAGAAACTTCTGCAAAATCATGTTCTCGGCGGACATATTAGCCCCAAACTTATGTTAAATCTAATAATTAGGCAATGTGCACGCTTTAGGTGATCCTCCAGTGGGACCTCCTGTGTCGCCAGATGACGAAATTTTGCCACCTTTGCCCATGCCGCCCTTCAAGTTCACGTCGCCACCTTTGTTAGCAGTACTGGCTTTGCGCAAGGGTTGGCCTGTAGCCAGCGCTTTGTGCTGGTTGATGGGTCCTGCTGGATATTTCCTTTTCATCGTCTCCTCTCCTGTTGAATTATGGAGTCCTTACGGAACAGTTCTAGCGGTCAAACATCTGCTTCTCGGATCCACTCGTCAAGTATCCGTGCGTGGTCGGGGATTCGTAGAACCTGTTCCCGACGTGATCTTCGACCGATCCGTCACTGCCTTGACGCCTGCGATTTCAAGTGCCGTGGCATTATCCTCAGCATTGATGACCTCGCTGGAAGCGATTTTCATTTCAGTACGCTCGTCCTCAGCTCGTTCGCGCTCCACTAGCTCTTCGAGTCGAGCAGCGTACTCGTTCGCCTTTCGGGCGTCGTCACGAGCCGAGTCTAGAGCCGTCTCTCGCTCCTCTGCCTCAAGCTCCATAAACGTTTTCTCGCGGAGGTATTCACGCTGTTCGCGCTTGTCCACAAGAGTCAGTTGCGTGCGTTCACGCTCGCGTGAGTCGCGTGCAGTATCCGCTTCGCGTTCTTGTTCGATAGCAGCCATTGCATTCGGATCGACCGGCGGAGCTGGATCTTCTGGCTGGAATTCCTGCATGGCTTCTTGCAGTTGCTGAATGACAGGCATGAGCCCGGACAGAACTTTGTCCATCGCAGGAATCACGTCCGCAGACTGGTATGCGAGAGTCATGTCCATCTCGTCACGTACTTCAGGATCGGAGAGACGCATCAGCCGCGAAAATTCATCATCGTCCATTCCACCTGCTGCTTTTAGCAAATCGACGTTGTACGTGACGTAGTAGAGAGCCACGTGTTCGACGATGTGCCCCAAGAGCATGGGAATGAAACGTGGCGCAATTAACGGGTTCATTCCAAGTGCTGGTGACATCGCGTAATCGAGGTGCACCTGCAAGTGAGCTAAGTGATTTTGTTCCGGGAACGCTGCCACAGGTCTTCCCATGGTCATCGCTGCATTCTCGTTGACTGCGTTCTGCTCCTCGGGTGTGTCATCCGGTAAGAGCAGCTCGTCAGGGTTGGGTATCTTCGTTCGCTCAAGGATGCGCTTCTCAACTTCCTTGATGTTGTAAACCTCTGGCATCTGCGCAGCACGGTCGGCAACGATTTGTAACTGAGCCATGCGCTGAACGTCGGAGAAGATCTCCGGATCTGCGACAGGCATGACGTCGTACGGTGGATCAAAATCTTTTCGGTATGCGAGTAGCTCTCCGTGCTCGTCTTTCAGCTCTTCCTCGTCGAGGTACATCCGGTTGATGCGGCATAAGATGTCGAGAACCTTGTCCATCGCTTGGAACATGCGCAAGTGAATTGCGCTGAAGACGGTCATGCCTTCTTCGATCAGTGCGAGGGTCGTACCAACGGGCATGTTCGTATTTTGCTCGCCCAGCTTCTCGAACGTCGTTTGAACAAGCCCACGTCCGAGACCGTCGCAAATACCCAGTAGCTCGACGAGTACGTTCGACGGTGGGTTGAACGGCACCGGCATGATCAGTTTACGGATGTCGTCGCCCGCTACACCACCCTCGATCTCGGTGATGGCTGCGACACGCAGTTCCTTGCTCTGCCCACTGAAATTAGCCCCTTTTAGTCGAATGAGTGTGGGCAGGTTATTCATATGAGCAGAGTCAAGGAGTGCGCGAAGTGCGCCAGTTGCTGCTCCTGACAAAGAACCGATCATCTGACCGAGGCCAACTGATCCGGCACCACGCCAAGGAATGAACGGGAACTCTACAGCCCAGTCCAGTTTCAGCTTGTGTTTGTTGTCCTCTTCCCAGTTGCGATTGATCGCGCAAATCTTCTGGGAGGGACCATGAATGGTAATGCGGTAGGGCGCGTAACCGAATTCGTCTTTTTTGCCTTCCTTCTCAAACTCGTCGCAGTAACAGAGAACTTCGAAGATGTTGTGCAGTCCGTCTTCGTTGTACGCTTGCAGGTTTTCTTTGCCCTCGACAGCGTCGGTCGCTTTTTGCGGACGAGACTCTTCTTCTACGACCCCGGCTTTGATCATTTCGGGACCGAGGTCGGAGTACATGCCTCCTGCCACACGCTGCTTGTATTCGAACTCGGTGATGTGCTCTACAAAAGTAACGCGGTCGGAGGTGTAAAAGTTCGAGGCCGCGTAGGGGATGTAAACGTCGTCAGAAGGCCAGTATTGTGGCACCGGACGTTTCTTTTGGTCATCCCAGACGAGTCGCATGTACTGCGAGCCACCCAGCGGCGTTTGTGACAAGAGTTGTTCGAGTTCGGTGCGGAAGTCTGGCATCTGCTTTAAGAATTGCCAGTTCATGTAATTCTTGATGCGCTCGCCTTTCTTGAAGCGAGCTACCTCGGGATTATCACCGGGGATATATGATTTCACGGGACCGTTCGGTGGCATCAGCTCCTTGATCGCACGCGATTGAAAATCAACCACTGCTTCAGTAAGCATGGGATGCACTGCCTTAGACGCACCTTCGAAATCTGCGCCTCCGGGTGTTTCCTTGCCCAGCCCTGTGCGCTTGATCGCTTCCTCGTAATCCTTCTCCCGTTTCTCACGCGCTTTTTTGTCGCGTTCGATATCTTCCGTCAACCGGGTTGCGATCTTGGTTTTTACGCCTTCGTCAAAATCGTCTGCGATATTGTCGAACCACTCCCTGTTAGGAGCCTCTGATTCATCCCCCACCGTGACGATGGCACCACCATCATCTGTATCGACTACTTTGTCGGGAACATCCGTGAATTTCTCTACGGAACCAGTGATTTCTTCTTCGGGTGTCGCCATTAGTGGGTGCTCCCATACTTGGCGTGCATGAGATCAGCAGCGTGCTGAATAATATTAGCGAACGCGCATACGGGGCACCCGGCGTTCTCTTCTGTGATTTTGTCTGGACCGAAGATCTCTAGCGCACCCATGTTGATCATGTTGCACGCTTCCCAGCAGGGATCTAGCTCACCTGCGGCGAACTTGGCGTTGAGTTCGTCGGATGTTTCGGCAATTTGGTCATCAAGGCCGCGATCTTTCAGAGCGAACATCAGTTCTGCCCAATGCCCCTCACACCACTTGATGCGCTTCAGATCGCAGCTCTCAGGGAGTTCCATGGTAGGAACGTCGAGCACTAAGGCTTCGCGGTCACCCATAAGGATTCTCTTTCTTCTTCAACCGTCGCTCCGCAATCTCTTTTGCACGTGCACGCTCCTTGGATTCGACGGAGTCTACCACGGTAAACGGACCAAAGAATTTATCCATGAGTAAGCGCAGGCCTTGAGTTGCTGTATCGAGTAGGTCGTCGCGCTCTGTGGAGCCGGGACCGACGTAAGAGCAAACCTGTGAAATGAGTGGATCGGCCCATGTCTTGAATTGTCCCGGATTGATCTCTGACTCAACTGCCCAAACGCGACCGGCTGCGAACATTGGGGAGACATAGTGCAGTCGCGTCAACTTGTCTTCATTACCCGGATTGTAGCCGTGAGTCAAGATGTTCTCCTCCGCGAGCTGTTGACGGATGGAGATTCCGGACGCTTTCTCTTCGATCAGGATGATGTCGGCTAGACGTCCCTGATGCTTTGCGCGCATTCGTTTAGGCTTGATAACCGGCTTCAGAATTGGCTCGTCCGCGTCACCGTAGGTGTACGACATCTCTTTCTTGATGCGACGCACAAGATTCGGGAAGCCCAGCCAGTCCTCCCATGCGTCGAGCAAGACAACGTGCGGGAGCGGTGGCTTACCCTGTCGCGGCATCATGAACACGCCCCACACTGATGACGCTGTTGGGTCGCTCTCCATCTTCTTCTTGTCGTAGTTGCGTTCCTTGAATGCAGGATCGATTGACATGACGATGAAGGTGAACTTCGGCAGAGGCTTGTCTTTCGGCCAAACGCGCCACTGGCTGCGCTTGACGAACCCTTCCTCTTCCGGATCTAACACCTCACCGTGAATTTCTTGGCGACCGACACGCGTGCCTTCGTACTTGGCAATTGATTCGAAGAAGTAAGAGGTCAGGTTGTCGCGGTTCTCGTACGTGGCACCAACCACGTCCACGACGTGCGGGTCCTTCTGCAGTCTGCGCACAAACGGTGTCGGCTTCGGTGTACCCGTTACGCACATGCGTGGCGTGTCGCCGAGACGCAAGCCGAACATCATGTTGTCCCAAGCATCCTGCGGGTACTTCCACGACGCGATCTCGTCGCACCAGATGGCTGCATGCTGCGGTCCACGTAATCGCTCAGGGGTATCCCCCGCAAACCCACGAATGATCGAGCCGTTCTTCAGGGTGAGGGAAGGCAGCGCTTGGTTACGATCATGAATGAGCTGCGGGGGAATTACGGAGAGGAGCCCAGTCGGTCCCTCGAAACAGGTGTACCTGACGTCATCGTGTGTTGGTGATACTACTGCGTAGAAACTCGGAACCATCCACGCCTGCTCACCCATCCAGTTGGCTCCCGTGAGCGTCTTACCAAATCCGCGACCGGACCTGATAAGCCAGATGTTCTTCGCCATGTTGAGGAACTCTTCCGGCGGGAGTTGCTTGGCACGTGCCATGCGTTGCCAGCAGATGCGCCAGCGCAGGAAGTGGAGGTCTTCCTCGGAGAACAACTGCAAGACTTCTGCAGTGTCCTCGGGAAGCTGTGATTTTATATCGTCGGGTAGGTCATCGAAGTCGAAGTCGTAATCGAATTCGGCGGGCTGGTGGACGAGCCCAAAGTTTAGTGAGATTACCTGACCCAAGGGAGGTGCTTCCTATACGGTTGACCAAAGCTGACCTCGCCGAGGGTACAGAAAAAAGAAGGGACTCGCTAGGAGTCCCGTTCAGCTAACACTTTGGCGTAATAGCGTTTCTTCTTCTTCAGCTTCTTCAGCGCATTGGTCGCCCGTTTCAGTTTCGTCTCCCAGCGCGTGATGTTCGCGTCCACTCTGACTGCACGATCCACCTGCACATCCTTCTCAGGCTTCGTCTTTGCGTAAGGTTCATCGCGCAGGAACTTGCGACAGATGAGTGTTGCCCCGTCACGTTCGAACCGCAGTTGCTGGTTAGTGTGCGCACCTCCAGAGAGCTGACGTTCGAGCCAGTGACCCATGTCGTGATTGATGTCATGCCAGCCCTGAGCAGGGTTGACGGTGAACACTCCCCAGCGGCACCACGTGCGTCGGTTGCCTGTTCCAATACGCAACTGGTACGGGAAGGGCTTCTTCATGACCTGCTTGTAAAAGGCCCGGATGAAATTCTTCGCAAGGTTCGGGTGAACGTTGCGTCGTTGCTCCGGCGTAGATTGCTCTTTCCAGATTGATTCAACTATTCTGTTGAACTCGTCCGGTGTTGGGACTTTTCTGATGTGCATTGCGTTGCTCCTTTGCCTGCCGTGGAATCCACGGTAACGCTATTATAGCACATCTAGAAAATTTTTGTTTAGCGGAAAATCGCGCACCCTCCTCTTTTACGCGGTGGAGGCCTTACTGGAGCACAAAAACGGGCGGCTTGGGGTTGGCGAGCGTCACAGTAAAAGGGACGGTGTTACTAGGACCCGACTCCCGACCTCCCGTGTCAATCGTTGTCGCGTGACAACTGTGGCTACCTAAAGCGAAGGACCCTGCAGGTGCTTCCCATCGTTCGTCTGCACCCGGTTGATTAGTCTGTTCCCAGATAGGAGCCGATACACCATCGCAATAAATTTTATAACTTGCGATCTCGTCGTCAGGTAATGGCGCGGAGAAACCATTTGCGTCGGGCTCTCTTTCCGTTGGTGGAATCCAAGTGAATGTCTTTTGCACAGGAGCCTGTGCGAATACCAACGAAGAGAGAAGCAGCAGCGCGACGATACGAATAATCATGATCAGCAGTAAGACTCTTCACCCTTCTCAACTGCGCCCGAACTGATGTGTTTCGCAGGTGGGTCGGTCAGAGTCCCGGACGCGCAATAAATGTAACTGCCGTCTTCCATTTCGTAGATCTCGACATCAACCATTACTGCGGGAGCCAAGAGTGGCATAAGAAGAAGTGCGAGAAACAAGCCCGCAAAAAATGCAAGGAACAGTTTAGCTCCAGATCTCATAATTCTCTCCAGTCGGATATTTTGAAATGATCGAACTCGATGCCGACAGTGATCATGGTCAGAACGAAGCAGGTCCAACCTCCAGTCTCCGGGAGCACGAAGGCCCAGATGAGGAGTACCTCCAAAGACCAACGAATGATGTGACCGACTTGTTTGTGCATTAATTATTCCGTGAGTTGTATGACTGATATCGATGGGAAGCTACACAGACCATTCCCACCATTGTTAGCGTTCTTCGCTACTCGCAGAGAAACTGTTTGCGCGTTTGCTCCTGACCTTAGCGTTCCTATGATCTGGAAGTAGGTTCCATCATCGACTCCACTACCGTCAGTATCAACGACGACAGTGTTGGTAACCACCTCGCCTGTGGCGCTCTGCATTGATACGGACTGTCCATTGGAATCGGTATAAAGACCTTGGAAGAGCGAGAGAGTGTCAACGCTTAACTGAACTTTTCCGTCGTCAGTAGCATCGGGCGTCGTGATTTGTCCTCGACAAATGATCATGTAAAAGTGATCAGGCTTAGGTCCTATGTTCGCAGCACCACCGAATGTTGTGCTGGAGAGCGACAGAGATCCGTTAAGAACGTCCCCGTTGTACGGAAGACCGCTTACCTCAAATTCGTTGCCCTGACCAGTGGTGAACATCAACGTATTCGCAAAGGAATCGTCACGCATCCAGATCTGACCTTGCGTCGGAATGTCAGGATCGGAAGCAGCCTGCTCGCGCATGAACATGACACCCATGTCGTCGAGATTGAATCCGTCGCCATCGATATCCGCAGTCAACGTAATCGGTTGTGTCAGACCTGCTGTTAAATCGAAGTCAACTCCGGCCTCGGTGACGTAATGGAGTGAGTCGTCAGCAGCCTCGACAAACAACTGACCGTGACCAGTGATGTTCGCATTGACCGCAGTCTGTTCGAGATAAAGGGTTGCGTTATTCCGTATGGCGACTGTGCCGGAGTTGTTGATATATATTTGCTCAACACTCTCGCTACCCATGATGCGTATTTCATTCGAGTTGTCCATCTCGATGAAGCGTTGGCCGGATTGATTCTGGAAGTACAGCCGATGGTTTGTAGAACTTAATCCATGATCGTCTATCAATGCCCAAGAGAATGAGCCGCTGTTGTCGAAGGAACGGAAAATAGCCCAGTTAGTTGAACCAGAGCCAATTCCGCCCATCTGGATTACTGTTCCGCTGGGATCAATGTTGTCAATCTGAAGTGCTGGACCACTTCCCGGAGATGCGTCAATAGTCAATGTCGCATTAACGTCATCCCATGTGAAAGCGGCAGATGCGCCGAACGAACCTGCGTTGTTGAATTGAATCTCAGTAGTTAATCCTGCGACTCCACCACCAGAGTCTGAGGTTGTGAGCACACGTTCGAACCCTGCGCCTGTGACAGTGTTATTGACCTCGAAACCACCGCTACCGATAGCTACTGTGCGAGCCATGTCGGTGTTGTCATGACGAAGGTCAACGCCAGCATTCAACGTAGCAAGAACAGCGTACTCGACACCTGTCATGAAGCGCATTGCAACTGTCGTGAATCCAGCGATGTAGCTCTCGCCACCAGCGTCAAAGTTAAAGCGAGCCCCAAGTCTCTGGACGCCTGCAAGGTCTTCACCTCTCAGAATGACTTCACCACTCTGCATCCGGTTTTGAACTTGCAGATCATTGCCAGCGTTGTACCCGACGAAGCCAAGTGAATCATCACCAGCAAGGTCTTCAAAGTCGAGACGGCAATTAACAGACTCTGTCGTCGGCGGCGTAGCTGTGTTGATGTCAGCATTGATGATGACAGTGATTGCGCCATCGAAATCGACAATAGGATTAATGGGGTCAGCTGAGTTGACGGAGATGCTCACACCACCTACAACCGAGTCCACCTGTCCACCAATAGCGGGAGTTGAGTAAGCACCTGTCTCATCGAGATAATCTGTGGCAGCACCCGCGTTACTAAGAGTGACCCCGTTAACCGACACGCCAGTGATCGCTGCGTCGAGGTTAACGACGGGATCTACACCGGTACCCGTGAGGTTGATATTGATGCCACCCGTAACGGATGCGACGCCACCACCAAGATCCGAAGTCGTGAGTACACGTTCAAATCCTGCGCCGGTAGAGAGGTTGTTGATTTCGATGCCACCAGATGCGGGAGGCACTGTTCGGAACACGGTCGTACCGACTTCATCCATCTGGACAGAGTTCGGCCCAACGGGGTCGATCACGATCTGATCGGTCGCGATGAACGAATTCGGCGCAGTTTCGAGATATAAAATTTCGCCCACGTTGCCGGTCGGGAAAGTGGACGTGGCTGGGACTACTTGGAGAACGGCTACATCGAAGCCAGAATTAGGACTACCTTGCCGCTGCTGATACGTCTGCACCTCTTCTTGGCAGACCTTGATATCGGCGACAGCCGCATCGAACGCAGGCTGTCCGCCCGCCCCTGACGTGGGGCCAAGGCCACCAGTCTGTATTCGGATAGCAGCGTTCCAGAGAGCGTCCGCGTTATGCGGAAATTCCTCTCCGAGGTCGAGAACAATAGTTTGCAGCTCTAATAGCTGGGTCGGGGTAAGCGACATCGCGTGCTCCTGAACAGGTCAACAAGGCACCCACGACGATGGAGCTTACCCCTATTTGCCCCGAACTCCCAGCCCCGATTAGGTAACGATAGCCCAGTCGTCTGCAAGAAGGTCCGTCTGTGATGCCAACCACGGGACCAAATCTCCCTGCACTGTGCGGATGTAGATGTACGGCAGGGTCATCTTGCTGTGCTCGTCGGGTTCCTGCAATTCCAAACATTGGCCCGGACCATTCCATCCGGTGCGCGTAACTTTACTGCCGTGTCGCATTGCTGCGATTGCATCTCCAATATTCATGGTGCCTGTTCTCCTCTTGTATTCCGGCAATGCCATAACGATCCGAAACAGATCGTCTTCAGGAATGTTGATCACGCATTGTCGTTCAGCACCGACTCGACCTTGCGGACAGACGGTCGCGCAATCGCAACCGCAAAGAATTTGAACGTTAGTGTCGATCACAGCGGATGAGGTGCCTGATCTCTTCTTTCGATCAGTACAACCTGCGATGGAGGGATCCAGTAGTGACCTTGGCTCTCTCTGCACAGGACGTGTTCATTGGTGACCCAGAAGCCGTCTTTCAGATCGTCCATGGTCCAGCGTTCGTGATCGGGCGTCGCTTGGCGCACTGGTCGGCGCGCAACGTTGAATGTTACGAAAAAAGGTCCTTCAGACATGCTCATCTCCAAATGCTCGATTGAGCACGTTCGCGGTTACCTGCTCTTTCGTTTGCATCATGCTGCGTGCAAGAGCGCGTGCCATCTGACAGCCGAGGTCTCTCGGCACGGGTGTCGCCTTGTACAGGACGTCCGTCTTGTACGTTTTGTAGGTGTACTCAGGATGCGCGATTGAGTACAACTCAACTCCGTCACCCACGGGAATAGCAGCCGCGACCGCAGTGGCAACCGCACCTTTGATAAACTTACGTCTGTCCATTGAACATCTCGTCCGGGAAGCGTCCCCGATTGTTTTTCTTCTTTTTTGGTTTCGGCATCGCACTACGATTGCAGCGCACGTGAATCTCGTTGAGGATCCACGCACGCCAGTCGTGACTGTCGCCTTGGCCCGGAAATTTGGGCCGACCAAGACTCGGCGCGTGTCCATGGCGAGTACCAGCCTGCTGCAGCTCTTCACGCATGAATTTCGCAATCATTTGTCGGTTCACACCTTCAGCATTAGCCCACTGCACGATGTCGTCCGGAATCTCGACAATGAATTTCATGCGCGGAGTCTAACAGACGCAGTGATCAGTTAGCTCTTTAAAGTACGCCACAGGCGAATCGTGACCCGATTGCGTGACTACACGCCAGCCCTCCCACTCACCTTTGCCAAATTTCACGTAAGTACGAGATCCGCCTGTCTGGTTTTTGCGGAGGGCTCTGAGAGTGCAAAAATTGCACTGAGTAAGCTCGCTCATAAGTAGGCTAGCACCTTCTCGGTCACGCAGCGTTGCGCAAGGCCTTTACTCATCTTTTTCTTCACTAATTCGATGCGAAAAGCCGCTGCATTGACATTACCGATGCCCATGCGTTTTTCGAGCTTCTCAAAAACGTCTTTTGCCTTCGAAAGCTTCGAATTTTGGTTTGGCTCTTTGCCAGTCATCGTCAAAAGAGAATCTGCGCGTGAATGCATCTTGGTACCGTTAGTTTTCGGCTCCGGAACCGATACCGTTTCGCAAATTGCCTTAAATCCAACGAGCTGAGTAAGAAGTTTGCCGATCTTCCCCTCAGGTACTTCGACGGTCACTTTGATCGTCATTTTCAGTCTCCTTTTTCAAGTTTTGTGCGATAAACCGTTGCAGCTTCAGACCAGCCTTGTCGATCTGCTTCATGTAGTGCTGCGCTTCCTTCGATTTCAGTAATTCCTTCACTTCGTCGGTCATGACGATGCGAATTGGGTGGTACTCCTCGATATCTCCGTAACTAATCACCGAATTCCTCCGTTGCCATGATCATAAAATCGTTCAGCCGACCGTAATCTTGCAATGCGCATTGTCCGATGTTCGGTAAGAAGTCTTTGACCACTTCGTAGCCCATTTTTGCAAGGCTGCGGACGTCATCGACGTGCTTATTGTTTTTTTCGATGACGGTTCTGAAGAAAATTTTGGCAGCTTCATCGGCGTTGCCTGTGAAGTGCAAATCGCCGTCTTTATCGAACTCCAATTTGCCGACTTCACCATGGTCGCCTTGAAAATGGATTCCCCAATCGGGCGGATTTGCCATGAAATAGGTGGGTTCTTCTTCACTCATGTTTATCTACCCAATGTTGTGCCGCAGCCTGTCGATTGCGGAATTTTCGTTCACAAAATGGATCCGGACAGGCAATTGTTTTCGGATCCTTCGGCGTGTTAGCTGGCGCATCATCCATGACGTCACCACCGCATCCAGCGCACGTAACGGGGTAACCGGGAGGATCATCGTTGAACAAATACTCCCCGCACACTTGGCACATTGTGCCGTCAAGCATCGCGTCCGCTATGTCACCCACTAGGTTTCTTCGCTTTCGACGTCATCCTTTTGCGCGAAGGGTGCGTGTGACGTGCCGTACTGGTCAGCTTTCAATCCGGGCAGCGGAGTCATGACACTTTGTCGAATCACAGAATTGCGGAACACCGTTTTGAACATTTCCTGATGATCGGTGACGCGGAGGTCGGCGCATTCTTTTCGGATCTCCAACTCGGTGCATTTACTCTCCCGGTCCATTAGATCCTGCTCACGTCCTGCCCATTCCTGTGCGCATGTTTCTGCTGAAGATGCCCGCTGGACCCACTCGTTAACCTTCTCTTCCAGTTCGGTGTTGAGGTCGTCGAGACGTTTGTTGTCAACGTCCAGTGCATCGCGTTGTTTCACGAGTGCATGGAACTGGGCAACTGCGTCTTCGGTGAGTGCTCCATCGATCCCCGCTTTGAGGATCAGTTTCTCAAGGTCTTTTGCTAATTCAGGCATATCTAATCGACTCCACTACTAATTTTCGACGGCACACCGGGCAACACCTTGCCACCTTGTCACGCGGTGTGATGATTTTCATACTGGCACGGCATTTTTCGCACCAGACTCTTACAATTCTCATTTGCCTAGCCTTGTTTTGGGGTTCACTCACGTGCACTTCCGGTAGACGACCTTACCGCATTTCGTGCACATGCGACGTTGCGTCATGTAGCCAGTGATAACTTCCTGCACCGTCTCATCCCCCAGCACATTTTTCGTGGTCCACGTTCCCGTGAAAGGATCGGACCACTTTTCCCAGCCGTGCCAGCAGAATGTTCGGATGAGCGCGCTCACTCTTCCTCTGCCCTGCGCTTTTTCTCGTAAGAGATGCCTTCTTTCCTGCCAGCGATGAAACACCATGCGCCGGTAGCGAAGATGACAAACCAAACCCAGTTGGGCATATCTTCAAACATTATTTTTTCACCTTCTTGGCGTGATGCGTCGGGTTGTCGAGAATGAAATCCATGCGGGACGCTAATCGTTTACATCTGCCCAGCCTGAACTCTTTGTCTCGTTTGTTCCTGCCACGCCACGTGGTCAGGCCGGAATAGCAAGCCTTGCACACTTGCAGGTGACGGTAATGAACGGACTCGTCGCAGTCCGGAATGCAGCAATTACTCATTGGCTTTTAAGAACTCCTCTTCGTTGTCGAAACACGATTCGATGGCAGCGGCATTTGCACGACTCCACCAACGAGCTTCGAGTTCAGGATCCTCGTCAGTCGCTTGTTCCCACGGGATATTGGCACCACCATCACGGAGGTACATAGCGAGAGCGCCAAAACAGTGCTGAGACGATCCGTCATCGCGGAAATGGTAGCCGTCGCTTTCGCCATCTGGGCCTTCTCGATGTTCGGAATGCAGGTGGCAGACAAAACCTTCGCGGTAAGCAATCTCTTCAATTTCTTCCGCGCGCTCTCGACAGGCGAATGTGATGCGTGTTGGGGTGTTGGCGAACGGGCAGTGCTCGCACGGTTTTTTGAGGTCGAATCGCACCTCACTTGGGATCCATTGCTTCGTTGTGCGGATTCACGCCGGGATTGGTCACGGCAGCATTATTTTTAATCTCTGCCCAAGACCATGCCTCGGCACCGATCACCTTGAGATTGAAAGTGATTTCACCAGTGGGTGGCAGCTCGGGATGCTGGGTGTCGCGGAGGATCTTCTGCACTGCGCTTGAGATATCGCGCTTTTGTTGCATGGAAAACATTTCAGGGTTCCTTTATTACTTGGTATTATGCGCTTGGATCTCCCGGCAAGGCACGGTGAATGCGAGGTTTAAACTTTGCGGGCCTCGCGCCTGTACACCTAAACCGAACCGGGAGGTCCTCACCCGCATTCAGACGTCTGACATCAGTCGTCTCACCCCCAATATTACACACGACCGCAGAGGTGTCAATCCTCCATGTGTTCGATGGCGTGATCCGCAAATATTTTTGCGAGTTTGGAGTATCGCTGGGCGTTATCAATCGGCTTCTTGTCCATTTGCCAGCCGTGACAATGGGCGAGTACGAGTTCGAGCGCTTTGAAATATATTCGCTCCTCGCGTTTTTCCACGGCAGTGCGTTGCAGGTCTCTCACCTCGCGGCGAAGATCGAGCACTTCGGAATCCACGTACCGGCGACCAGCCTGATAGCCCTTGCCGTAGTCCTTGGTGCTTTGTTTCGGTTCTACGTCACTCATCAGCGGATCCTATCACATGGGACGAGACGCGACCGAAATTACATACCAACGCTAACGTGTAGAAGAGGTCTGGTGGTGCTTGGGCTCAAAATATTCAAATGGCAAGCGCATTATGTAAAATTAACATAACGTGGTGCAAGCGGGTGCCACCCTGCATTATGTAAAGTCATTATGTCAAGTGACTCATTTGCGGATTATGTTAAGTAGAGCTTGACACGTGAGCGCAGCTGTGGTAGGCACGCATTATGTTAAGTCGCAGTGCGCACGCGTAAACGCTTGACGCTGCCGTGTATTTATGCTAGCGTCGGCGTCGCACGTGACCACGTGCAACATCGACACCACTACGCCAGCGAGAGCAGGCACGCCACGCGTGCTGTCACTCGCAAGCGCACGCCAGTAACGTGGGCAATGCCCAGCGTTATGGTAACACCAGCTTGACATCGCACGCGCGCACGTGATAGGCACACGTACACGGGAGCGGTGCAGTGCATGTCATCACTATAGGCCGAATCGGTGCGACCGCGTGTCGCTGTACAGAATCGCATCCCCGTACCTATGCGCATTGTTTTGGATTGTATTTGTTACAATCGCCTGCAGCCGCTGGTATCAGTACGTTATAGCTTTTGGATTGTAGGATTGTAGGATTGTATACAGAGGAGGGGAGGGGTTATATATAAGGGGTTATTAGTGAGAGTG